CCAAATTTAGATGGCGGCGTGTTAGGTTTGGCTTGTCCTGCCTTCACGCCTGCCGCCTCCGCAGTCATGGCGCGTGCGCCAAATGGCGACTCACCTTTTGTCGTTGTAGCTGAATCCGGTAACACGTCGCGCTTCATGGTATCCAAGTTGATGCCGGTCCAAGGCATACGCAGAGCGCCCAGCGCGTAGTTGCGACAGTCGAATGGCTCATTGCGTTGGGACAACCGCTTGATCCAGATGTAGGTCCTGAAGCCATGTTTGCTTTTCACGATGCGCCGTTCAGCTGTCAGCCCTTTGAAATACTCTTCATCATAGCCGCGTGCTGGCTCGCCGTTGAACAGCTTTGGAAAGTGGCAATAGCCAGGACCTGGGTGCGACACCATTAGCCGGTTGACTATCTCTTCTTTGCCGGTGTCCACGCCAAGTGTAATCAGTCGTGCGTGGTTGGACTTGGTAAGCGTGCCGGTGCCTTTGATGAGTGGCTTGCCAAGACCGCCTTCACCTTTGATGGCGATGGCGCGTGGCTGGCGTGACTTGGTGTAAACATACACGAAGTCCGAAGCGTAGCCGCTGTCCACGGCCATCTTCTTGACGCGCATCAGCTTGTTATCGCTACAGACAAACGACCGCTTGAACACAGCTTCATCCAGTAGGTCCCACACGTCCTGCTCGCGTGGGTCGCCATCCAAGATGCCATACTCAATGCCCCAGCTTTCGTTGGCCTTGCCCCAGCCTACAACCTCATAGTTGAGGCCATAGTCGTGAACGTCCACGCCAGCGGTCAGAACAAGCACGCCATCCGGCACCTCAGCGTCATAGGTTTCTCGCCGGTGCTGATACGGGTCAACCTCAACACGTTCACCGGTGTCCTCGTGTAGCTGGCCCAGGCGCGTGTTACGAAACGCCTTGAGTGGTTCAATGTCGCCTTCTTGCTCGGCAGCCGTGGCTCTGATGAACTCGTCACGTAGAATCTCCCAATCAATCCAAGGGTTGTAGAGGCCAGAGAGATAAAAGCCGCGTGTTGTGACCTTGTTACCATTGGCGTCAACTGGCCGGTGCGACACCCACCTGCCTTTGCCTTGTAGCCAGCGATACTTGGGCGCGTGCTCGTCACATTCAAGACAGCGGTGCCACATATCACTGAACCGCATCCGGTCCCATTCCAAGATTTGTAACAAGTGGCAGTGAGGGCAAGGCAGATACCAATGTTCCTGCGTTGACTCAGCCATTTCACGTTCGATGTGAGACACGCCTTTGATGCCTGGGCTACTGACAATGACGATCTTTCTGTTCCAGAACGCCGTGGTGCGTGCTATGGCCAGCTGTAGCGGGTTGCCTTCTGTTCCGGCTGAGAGCGGGTAGCGATCCACCTCATCCAGCAAGGCAACACGGACTGGCCGACCAGCGAGTGAGGCAGCGGAATTAGCGCCACCAAGCGCGATGTAGCCACCTTTGAACGCCTTGCGCCGGAGCGTGTTGCCTGGGTCACGCGACTTGGGGTCAGCGACCTTGCCGCGCAGCCGTGGGCTATCACGCAGCATCGGCTGTAATCGGTCGGTGCTGAATGCCTCTGCCAACTCGATGGTTGGCTGGACCACGAGGATGGGACATGGGTCCTCATCCATGTAGTAGCCGATTGGGTTGAGGATGGCGCTATCTGTTATGCCGACTTGGCTTGCCTTCTGAACCACGACACGCGGACAAAACGGGTCACTGATGGCGTCCATGATCTCGCCTTCATACGGTGCCTTGGCTGTAATCCATTGTCCTGGCTCTGCGCTGCTCTCACTCGACAAGACGCGGTAGCTGTCGGCCCACGATGACAACCGCATCTTGCTCGATGGCCGCGCCACGGACGCCAGCGAGCACTGGAACGCTCGTGCGTGGTAGTGTAACCGCCTGCGCTCTTCAATCTGTCTCTTGGTCAGCGCCGCCAGTTGTCGTTTCTTCGCCATTCGGTCCGGCAGCGCCGTTCAAATCTTGGAGCGAAGCACCCTGAGAAGCTAAGAATGCCTCACTTGCCTTGTCGAATTCACTTGCGTCATACTTGCTTAGGTTAAGCAAAACCGTATCAATCTCATTGGAAAGTAGCTCATAAATGGTCTGATAATCAGTTTGGCCAACCACCAGCCGTGTCACCCGCGAAGGAATGGCCTGCATTTGGGACTTGAAATGCGTGATCATATTGGTCTGGTGGAACTCAATATCATCCTGCCGGTGTAGCTCGCCTTTGACTTGCTTCAACCGTATCTCAGCCAACTCAGCTTCGGCACCTGCTCGCCGGACATTATACGCTTGGCGGGTTGTCTCGCTGTTGTCATCCAACCGCGCTGCACGTTTCAGATAGGCGATGTAGGCGTGAACGTTCTTGACCATTTCGTATCGGCCCATGATTTCGTTGCCATACTCGTCACGCGCATTCTCAAACACTCCTTCAGCTTTCAACCGCCGCACGTGGCGTGGCGTCATATTAAGCAGCTTGGCCAGCTGCGTTGTATCGACCGTCACCGGTCCTGGTCGCGTGGCCATTATTCATCCTCGCCTTCGTCTTGATCTACGTCACGCACCTTCACCTTTTCTTTCCCAGGCGTGAGCGTGATGATGCGCTCATCGTAGCGATAAACCAGCGTGCCATCCGGTTGCGTTAGTTTCTCCGCGTGGGCGTGCATCGCGTCGATCAATTTGCCTTTCGCCGCCACTTCTTTCGGTGTCTGCTTCAGCCGCTTGTCGCGTTCACGGCAATAGTCCTCAGCGAGTTTATCTAATGCGGGCAAGGTTACTCGCTCAACGCCTTTACCCTCAATCTTGAGTTCACTCTGTTTAGCCATGGCCGGAATTTATGGCCATAAAATCGTGCCACGTCAAGTCTGCTCTCTCACAGCACCCTTATATTGAATTCATTATAAGGGGACCGGACGTGTTATTCATGGCACAGGTCAACTAGCTGAATTTCGGGTGTCTCCGACCACGCATGGCGTGCAAGGCTTGAAAGGACCCGCAAAAATTTTCTCGCGTGGATACGGGAGTGGTCGTGGGTATAAAAACGAATCTAGCGTGATCCTCGATGCGGCGTGCGTGGCTGCGGACATTGGTTGCGTGATTGCGTCCGCTTGGTGATGCGTGTGCGCCACCAGATGCCGATGAGGGCTGCTATGCGTTTGGCGATAGGCTCACGAGGGTAGGGCATCAGCGTTTCCGTCTTACAGGACGCTTGAAGCCTTTGGTAGCTTTGTAAGCGCCGATCTGTTTGCGTGTCCAGAGTTTGCCTGATGGACTGCGATACAGACGCTGACCGCGTGAATTGCGTTTGCTAGTCTTTGTCCAGGGCATGGGGGTTGTGGGGTGGGGGATGCGGGTTGTAGGCGCTACGGTCCTCACCGTCATCTTGGATATGGGGTGCGCGGTATAGCTCCCACGCTATCCAGCTGATGAACATGATGAGGATAGCCAGCGCCAGTTTCATTTGCGTTTGGGTTTGCCTGCCGCTCTGCGCTTGGCTGCTCGCCAATAAGCTGCGCCAGCTATGCGTTGGCCGCGTGCTCCACCGCCACCGCTGCGAGCGATGCTGCGGAATGTTTTGGCCGACATGATGGCGCCAGCCTTGGCGCGTTTGCGGAAGGCGCGGACCTTGGGACTTACTTTGCCCATGATAGCCTCCTGTGTTGTTGGCAATCAGTCTAACACGAACAATAAAACGCGCCAGCAGTTATTCGCCGCTGGCGCGCTCCACTCTCGCAAGCATCCTACCACTTCGCGGGATGATCACGCGAGAACAGTAAGAATGCTTGGCACTCTAGTCAATCTTACTTCTTGGCAGCGTGCGGCCCCGTCGCCGGAGGCAGATTGCCAGTCAAAAACTCTTTGATCTGTTGTTTCACTTCGTCTGTGATTCCTTCACCTGGATAAATCGGGTGCGATGGATACACAGGAATGTAGATTGGATGCTCCGGTTTCAGACCGCTATCCGGTGGCGGTGTGATCGGAATGTAGATTGGATGGGTTGGCACACCTGGACTTGGCCAGATTCCAACACCACCACCTGGTGCAATCGGATGTTCCGGTCGCGTGCCTGGCGGCGTCCAGCCAGCGACTGGCGGTGGACCGCCTGGTGCGATTGGATGGGCTGGATGACCTGGACTCGGCCAGATGCCAGGGGGTGCGCCTTCCGGTGGAAGGACGATTGGATGCGACGGTGCGCCGTTTGTTGCCACTGGCATGATGTAAGCTAAGAAACCATTCATTGGTTTATTTCCTTTCTTGTTGTTTGTTGATGATTGCGAAAGTGCGTAATTGCACAATTCAACCGGCAGCCTGAACGCCGACCGGCATTGTGTCAAGTGACGATTGTTAAACTTGTTAGTGATTGTTCCGAATCTTTCGGGCGCTAATGAATCCCCACGCCTGCGGAGTGAGCGTCACTTGTGCGCTCTGATCGTAAGCTAACAAGAAGATGGTGGCCCTGCCATTCACGTCGATGGTCTTGCTTGGCAACTAGGCCAACAAATGCTTGGCCAGGTAGCACCGACACGAATGCTTGCGTGCCATCCACGTCAAACGTGGTCCGATCTATTTCCAATGAACCGGCTGCGATGGCTACTTGGTTGATGAAGCCTTCGAACAGCTGTATTGCGCCGGATACGGCCCACACGCCATCTTCCAAGTCGATGTGAGTGACTTCGACCGGCACGTTGCGCGGTATGTCGATGCGTTGGGCAATGCCGATCTTGGATTCAACGGTGTCGCCGATCTGTGCGGCAAAGGTGAGTGAGGCAAGGGTGAACAAGGATAACAGAGCAATGAATGTTTTCATAAGTGGCGCGGATTGTAGAAGGTCGCGGACCTATGGCAAGCAGAATCTTTTTTACACTTGCTTGGTGAACAAGGTGCGAATAAGCTGGGAACATGATGCATCCAGCTAGCAGTTAAACATGGCGGCACTTTGTTGAAGAGACATTGATGCCGCCGTGTTACTGCGCTGACCTTATATTGAATTCAATATAAGCCCCTGCCACGGTCGTGAGTGAGGCGAGGAATGTAACAGAGCACGAGCGGTAGCCACGCCGTGGCCATTGCTTTATGCTGGAAGCGCGGTTGGCCTTAACCTCAACCTCACTTCTCAGGATGACTCACGGCGTGGCTGTTTGCTCCTACCGGCGATGACGTTTGACTATCTCATAGACAGCAATCACCAGCAAGACCAGGATACAGAAAAGTGTTGTTGGACTCATTGAATCACCACTTCCAAGTCAAACTCTTCGGCATACAAGGTAGCCTTGTCGCGGGTAGCGAAATTGGACACTTGGATTTCATCGGTTGGGACGCCAGTGGTTGGGTCGATGCCGACAAACTGGCTGCCACTCCAAGCCATTTCTTCGTCTTGGGCGCTGACCAATATCCAGCGGCCAAACAGGTTTTGTTTCAGGATGACTTTGTTCATTGATTGTAGCACCGCCCACCGCCTGCACCATCGAGGATGCAGAGCGGTGCGGCGCTTTCGCAGAGGGTGTTCATTGATTGTCCATAGCCCACCATAACAACGCCATCCAGCCGATGATGAACAGCGTTGCTACGATGATTGCGATGAGGGTTGAGCTTCTCATTGGCGACCAATTATGATGCGCACGAGTTTAGCAAGCATCGGGTCGTTGTCGATCAAACGTTGTTCCTCCGGTGTTGGGTCGCGCAAGGTCAGGTCATCGGCGAATATCCGAATCAAGCCGCAGCTGTAACAGATGGACACACTGCCAGCGTCTGGCTTACGCTCTTCATACGCACTGGTGGCTTGGTCCATGGTGTAACCGCAGCGCACGCACTTGGCTCTTGGAACATCAGTTGTCATGTCAGCGCGTCGCGGTATGCCTCACGGCGTTCAAGCCAGCGTTCCATCTGGACTTTGACTTCATTCTCGCTGCCAAAGAAGTAGCGCGGGAAACCGTCTTGGCGGTCCACGTCGCCATTATGGCATTCCACGTGAATGATCCAGTCGCCACGGTCACAATAGCCTGGGCGCGGTGTTAAGTGAATCTCATAATCGCCTTCACCTTTTGTTGTCTTGATTGGGACTGTGAGCACCCATTCCAAGTAAGTGCTCATCTGCCAATGCAGCTGTGGTATCCGGTCGCGCAACGACTGCTTGGCGAAGATGCGCTGGCTGCCGTATGGCGGTGACTCTTCACTCATAAGCCTGCGCTTGGTGCGATGCTATGCGGCTTGCCTTCCATCCAATCGACCACGCGGCATAGCTCGTGATACAACTCGTTGTCGCCTTCTTGGTAGTCAGCTGACGTTTCGTCTTGGTAAAATTCGCGCTCAACATCTTTCAATGTGTAACGCGACTCCAACACGCTGATGGTCTTTTTGATCGTGTTACGGGCACGCTCATTCCAACGGTTGGGTTTGTTTAATGCTTCCAGCAAGGCTGTGACCTCACTCTGAATGCGTTTCTCGCTTCGTTTCATTGTTGTTCCTTTCATTGTTTTAACAGCCATTCATCTATCTCCTGTTCCAATAGCCGCGTTTCCTTGACGTGTTGTTTGGCGTGCTCGCTGGCGGCATACCGTGACGCCCAGCGATGTAAGCACAGCTTGATGCGGGTCATCAGATGGACTTGGACCATCGTGTCGTCATCCTTTGTTTCGCTTTTCATTTTTCTCCTTTCGTGGTTCCACCAGATACTTCTTGTGCAGTTTCATTAAAGCCTCGTCACGTTGGCGCATGGCTTCAGCCAATCCATGCACACCTTGTTCACACACGTCATCGTAGATGGCTTGGAGTGCTTCACGGTCGGGACCGGCTTGTGAATCGGATATTGGCCGCCACTGTTCCACCAAGTTGTCCACACGCCGAACAAATGTCTTGAATGTCATAAATCGGTCCGCTCCACGACTGCGACTGGCTGAAATGTCTCATAACACTTCATGGCGATGTTAGCCAAGTCAGCCGCGCATTCTTGGACGTTGTAGTCCGCTTCGCAGTAGATGGCTGCTATCAGTTTGCGGGTGTGATGATGTAGCTCGCTGGTTGCTTGGAATCGGTCAGGATGCCAAGCCGACCAATCGCCTTTGTGCTGGTTGGCTTCCAACTCGCTGTCCATGCGAGCGATGAAATGGACGTTGATATGTTTCATAGGGTGTATTCCTCGCCGATGTATTTCAGTCGTTGTTGTAACATTCGAATCTTGCTGTTGAGCCGCACATACTCCTTGCGGTCCTTTTG